AAGGCCGGCGCTTGTTTGAGAACGGAATAGAATATCTTCTGTTAAAAAGGAAGAATGTCCTCGCGGTTGTAGCGTCTTAGAGGTTAACCAATGGTTGAAGTTCGAGAACAAAAACTTATCGAAAAGAAGAAATCTGCTGGTCGCCCAAGCAAGAGCTTGAAGGATTTGCATTTGCCTGATAATTGGAAAGAGACTATCTTCAAACTTTCGGCTCAAGGTTTAGCGAGAGAAGAGATCTATCTGCATTATTATCGTATTAACCCATACTTGTTCGACCGTCTATGTGAAAGAGAGACAGAATTTTTTGAAGTCGTAAAAAAAGCTGAAAAACTCTGTCAAGGTTGGTGGATGGAGGTTGGTCGTAAATCCCTCAAGAGAAAAAACTTCCATGATGCCTTGTGGTATATGAACATGAAAAACAGATTTGGATGGAAAGACAGAAGTGAAATTGACCACGGTCTTCAGGATTCTTTGCTCGAAAAATACAAGGACTCTAATGCAGACGACCTTCTCAAAGCCGGACGAGAGCTTGCTAAAGCAGTTCTTGGAGATTCAAGAGGTGATAAGGCGCAGGAAGTATCTAAACCCTCTTGAGTTTTACAAACATCTTCCGGCACAACAGAAATTCCATGACGACCCAAGCAGGAAGAAAAACATATTTGGCGGCAACCGGGCAGGAAAGACCGAAGAAGTAGCCGAGTATGTCATCAAGAAATGCCTTGCAAAACCAAAACAACGCTGGTGGGCTGTTGCAGAATCGTTCTCTGATTCTGTAAATATTCAACAGCGTAAGATATATGAGTTGCTACCAAAAGCAAGTATCAAGTATGGCCGTTACGATGAAATAAACGGTTTCACAAACAGGAAGTTGCTCTTTCTCAACAAATCCATCATTCACTTTAAGTCCTACGATCAGGCCCGCGAAGCCTTCCAGGGAGAGGATGTTGACGGTATCTGGAACGATGAAGAACCGCCTTATGACATCTACAAAGAGCAGGCTATGAGATTGTTAGATAGAAACGGGGAAATGATAATCTCCATGACCTCGCTAAAAGGCGTAACCGAACTGATCCAGGACATGTTTGAAGACCATGAGGTCTTGGAGAGCCGTTTTGCCCCTTTGCTCAAAGAAACTCTTCCTATCGTCTGCGAGAAAAACGGAGTCAGATTTTACATGTTATGGACTACTGATAATCCGTATCTTGACCAAGAAAGAGTAGCAGAGGAAATAAGACTTTTGACAAAAGACGAGATAAAGGCTCGTATCTATGGCATCCCGGTCAACCTATCCGGTAAGATTTATCTTGAGTTTTCCAAGAACATCCATGTGATACCGTTTGAAAACGCCATGTTCTCAAACGTAACTCTGTATCACATACTCGATCCCCATGATCGAAAGCCCTGGGCCATGAAGTGGATCGCCATGCACTCAACGGGAACGGCCTATTGCGTTGACGAATATCCGAACAGGGATTTTAACGAGATGAACTCGGACAGCAAGACCTACAAAGAATATGTGTCCATCATAAAAGAAAAAGAAGCGGCCCTTGAGGACATCTTCGGAGTTTCGGTTTACCGTAGGATCATTGACCCGAATTTCGGAAATAAGACAGTCCAGCTCACGGAAAGGGTTGACAAACACGCCCATACAAGCCCGAAAGAAGAGCTGAAGAAGTTAGGTCTTAGATTCGATGATGGAATAGATGCGCTTGAAGCCGGGCACTTGAAAGTCAGGGAAATGCTGCATTATGAGAAAAAAGGGGATGAGATAGTCCTTCAGCCAAAATATTTCATCACGGACAACTGCATCAACAGCATAAAACATCTAAGCCGGTATTCACGTAAAGACATCATGACGTCTGATGGAGACGTTAAGGACAAAGTGGGGGTTCAGGAAAAATACAAGGATTTCTGCGACCTTGATAGATACTTCTGGATGTCAAACCCCAAGCACATATCAGGGTTAAAATCGTTTGAACCTGAACGCATGAAAGTCTATTAGAAAGGACGTTATGGAAGACATCAAAAAAGAAGAAACAAAGACACCTGAACAGCTAAAAGCGGAACGCATTGAACGCTTTAACAAGAACCCTGACAGCTTTATTGAGATTTCAGAAATCGTCGTTGCCTCAATCAGGCATGACAAATCTACGCTTGGCATAGGCGTGATAGTCGGAAATCATAAGCGGTCTCTTTTTAACCAAGCCCAATGCGAGATAGTCCATGCATTGGAAAAGGCTCGGATGTCTATGGATATGCAACAGGAAATGATGAAGCAGGGGGCTATTATTAAGCCTCCGGGACTGGTCAACCGGGTCAAAGGGGCATTTGGAAAGCAATGAGGGAAAAATATGCCTGCTGATTTTACAAAATGCGTTGCTAATGGCGGTGAAGTCCGAACAAAAAAACTTTCAAATGGCCGTTATCTGCATATTTGCTATCTCAACGGAAAATCTTATCCAGGCGAAATCAAGAAGAAGAAAGGAAAATAATGCCTGAACCTGCGAATATCAGAAAGATTTATCGAAACGCCGGGCAACTCAAGAATATGCCGGAAGGTAAAGGGATAAATACTGCCGCTTTCCATCATTGTGTCGTCAGTTATCTCAACAAGGGGCTTTCTTACAAAGAGGCGGCCAAGAGATGTGTCGGTGGATTGGGTAAAAACGCTTTTAATAAATCCCACCAAAGGAAAGGTTAGACATGTCCTGTCAATGCAGTCTGTGCAAGAGTTTAAAAAAAATAGACAGGCTCACACCAAAAGATGTGAAGTTCGATTTTTTCAAGACTTCTGATGATGAGAAAACAAAGACATTGAAACAGAGGTTGTCGGATACGGTGAAGATCGTCAAAAAGAAGGGCGTCCAATAATGCCGAAGATAAAAAAAGAAAAGACAGAAGACGCAAGCCAGAAGACCACGGAAACCAAGACAGAGATAAAGATTGATGTCAAGAGCGATTCTTTTACTGAGGCCGAACGCAAAGACATTATCAGTATCGTCTCTGATGATGTCGAATATGGACTCAAAATCCAGGAAGGTTATGTGGCCCAGAAGGAACTTGACCTAAAGCATTATCATATGGTCAGGCCGTCTGAATTGGAAGGTTTGCAGAAAAAAGCCTGGATGTCTGACAGGAATCTTGGTTTGGCCCGTGCCGTAGCCGATAGCTACCAAGCCACTATTCTTGCGACCGCGTGGAAC